CCGGCCGTGCCGTAGGCCCGGGAGGCGTAGATGTACGACGCGCCGAGATCGGTCTCGATCTCGTTGACCAAGGTGCGCATGGCCTGGGCAATCTCGTTCGCCACGATGGTTTGGTGGTTCTGCTGCCCAAGAGCCATGGTCTGCTCGCCGGTGAACCGGATCGGGCAGCCACGGGACTTGGTGATGGCAACACCGACGTTGCCGACGTTGGTATCTCCGGCGTCCGGGGAGGCCACAGCGGCGGTCACATCGACGGCGGACTTGGCGGCCACAACCGGGCTATAGACGGTCTGTCCGATGGCGGCCCGGCTGGCGTCCGGGTCGCGGTCGACGGCGGGGATGAAGCCAATCAGCTCGCGGGAGACGACGTCGACCGCAGCATGAATGGACGGGATCAGGTTGGTAATGGTGCGATCGGACATGATGGTCTCCGGGTGGCTGGCTGATGTTGGTAGGGGTTAGGCGGCAGCGGCGTCGACGACGCGACCGCCGGCCGTGATGAACTGCTGACGTGCCTTGGGGTCCATGGCGGCGAACGCCTCCCTGGTCTTGGTGAGGGGACCGGCCTCCGGCTCGCCGCCAGGGCCGATGGAAATCGGCGGCAGTGCAGCCATGGCCGCCGCCAGGCCGCCCTTGGCCACGCCCTGGGGGGCCGCGGCAAGGATGGCCGCGGCCTGCTCTGGGTCGAGAGCCGTGGTCAGGGCGATATGCCGGGCCAGGCCATCGCGGCCGGCGGCGGCCGGGTGGTCGAGGATGGCGGCGATGCGGGTACGCTCGGCGGCGGCGCCGGCCGTCAGACCTTCGGCGTAGCCGTCGGCCCTCGCGCTGGCGAGGGTCACGGCGGCCTCGGCATCGGTCTGGGCGATGGGATCCAGGATGGCCACCGGTGCGGTGGCGGATTCGGTGGCGGACATGGCGATCTCCGGTCGGGGGGTGGAGCCAGAGCGGGCAGCGCTCAGGCGGTAGATCATGTCGTGGATGTTCTCCACGCGGTCTGCCAGGCCGCGGTCTACCGCGGCCTGGCCAAGGTAGGTATCGGCCTGGGTGTCGATCACGGCGGCCTCGGAGAGGCCCCTGTAGCGCGCTACGGTGGCCACGAACAGGCCGTACAGGGCGTCGATCTCGTCCTGGAAGCGACCGCGCACCGCTTCTGGCAGGGGCTCGTAGGGGTTGCCGTCCACCTTGTGGGCGCCAGCGAAGATGTGCGTCACCTTCACCCCCTCGTTGGCCAGCCACTGGCTCATGTCCACATGGCGCATGACGACGCCGATGGACCCCACGAGCGCGGTGCGGGTGAGGCTCACGCTGGTACAGGCGCTGGCCAAGGCATAAGCGGCGGAGCATCCCAGGTCGTTGATGGCGGCGTGGATGGGCTTGATCGCGGTGGCGGCGCGGATCTGGTCGGCCAGGTCGAAGCAGCCGGCGACCTCGCCCCCAGGGCTGTCGAGATCCAGTACGATCTCGCCGATCTGCGGATCGGCCAGGGCCTCGCCGAGCAGGGCGCCGATGTCCTGGTAGCCGAGCAGGTAGTTACAGGCGGCGTCGTACTGGCCGCGGTGGGTCAGGACCCCATGCACGGGGATGATGCCGAGCGCCCCGCGGCGGGCGAGCGCCGGGGCGTCCGCCGGGGCATCCGGGTCGGATACTTGGCCGGTTTGGCCACGCAACACCCGCTCCACGGCCGGCAGCATGGCGTCGAGCGCATGCGGGGCGATCAGCAGCGGGGTGTTGTAGATGCGGGCGAAGTGCCGGGCGTAGCGAAAGCTCATGCCGGTGCGTCTCCATGGTCTTCGGTCGGGGCGGCCATCGCCGCGATGCGGGCATCGGACTCGAAGCGGATGCCGTGCAGGGCTTCGAGGTCGCGTTGGCGGCGCAATTCCAGGGCGCGCTGTTCCATGACCTCCTCCCAGTCGCGGCCCTGCTCGGCGCACCACTGCTCCAGGGTGGTCGCGCCGTATTCGAGTTCGAGCGCGGTACCCTTGGCGTCCTTGAGGGGGTCGATATGGCCGCGGCCTGGACCGATCCAGGCGCACCAGCACCAGGCGGTCTTGGCCGCGGCGAACGCAGGCGCACCGGGCGGGGTCTCCACGTCTCCGCGGTCCATGGCCTCTTCGAGCCAGAGGGCATATTCCTGGGTGGCGTGGGCCTCCTGGATCAAAGTGCGCTTGGCCTGAAAGGTGCGCCAGGCATCGAGCATGCCGGCCCTGGCACCGCTGTAGTTGGTCTGGCTGTAGTCCTTGGCGTATTGCTCGAAGGACATGCCAAGCCCAGCGGCGAAGTGGCGGTTGAAGGCGTCCTCGAAGGCGCTGAAGTTGGCGGTCGGCTGCTCCGGGCGGTTGAGGTTGAGCTTCTCGCCCGGGAAGAGGTGCGGGATCTTGGCGCCGTCGAACTCGACCGCCTTGCCGCTCTGCCACTGGAGAACCTGACCCATGTAGTCGGTCAGGTCGGTCCCGCCGATGGCGTCCACCGCCGAGGCGAGGTCGCTCTCGATGGTGGCGGCGAACATGGCGTTGATGATGGCGGACTCGAGCGTCACGTCTTCCCAGCGGTCGAGCTTCTTGGCACGCCGCAGGAGGGCCGCGAAGGGGCTCTTGCCATGGCTCTGACCGGCGAGTTCCTGGTCATAGACATGCAGCACCCGGCGGCGCCCCCAGGGGGTGGCGGCCGGGACCTCGCGCCAAGTCGTGGTCTTGGCGCCAAGCTGGTAGTCGGTCGGGTGTCCGTCGCGAATCCAGTAGGCCGCGGCGGCCCCATCCTGGTCGAGAACGATGCCGCGGCGCAGGTAAAGACCGTCTGGCAAGCCCCGCGGGTTCTCCACCCGGTCCGGGTTGATCATGCGGATGCAAGTCGCGTAGGGGCGCTCCGGGCGCCACTCGGCCACGGCGAAGGATTGCCCCTTGAGCAGGAGCGACCGGCACACCTGGCCCAGGCGTCCGGCCAGGGACAGGCGCCGGCCGGCGTCGCTCGCGCGGTCGATGTCGTAGGCCCAGAGGCGGAACTTGGCCTCGACGCTGCGACCCCACTCGGCCGCCCACTCGGGGGACTGGCCGAGCGCCCGCCAGTCCGGCTTGGCGCTCAGGCGCAGCCCGGAGCCGATGACGGTGTCCAGGTAGAGCTGGACGGCGCCGGACATGAGCCCGGAGTTGCGGACCAGGTCTTCGGTGCGCGCGACCAGGGTCGGCAGGTCGCGCAACAGGGCGGCGTCGGGACTGCGCAGGAGCGCGTCCCAGGTGTGCAGCTCGCGGTCGACCCGACTGGCGCCGCGGTAGGCGCTTGGGTCGTAGGCCGAGGCCAGGGCGCGCAACGGGCGCCCGTCTGCGTCCAGAAGGCGAGGCAGGTTATGGGCGCTTGGGCTCATCTTAGACCACGGGTGGCTGGCGATAGGTGGCGATCAGGCGTTCGAGGTAGTGCCTGGCTTTGCGCAGGTCCTCGGCCTCCGTCGCGCCCGGCTTGCGACCGACGCGGGCCAGGTACTTGATGGCGTTGCCGCGCAGAAAGCCGCGGAACTCCTCCGGCGCCATCCAGGCTTCCATGGCCTCCCAGGGCTGCACGGACAGCCTGGCGTAATGGTGGCCACCGACTTGGTAGCTGGCGCGGTTTTCCATGGGGGGGGCGTACTCTGGGGCAAAGATCTCGATCAGGCGTTCGACGTCCATCAGTACAGGACCCGGGCCGGGGCGCGGCGGGCAGAGGCGAGGTCCTCGCCGCACTCGGCCTCAAGCTCGCGGACATAGGCCCGCAGCCGGGGCAGGTCGGAACGCGCGAACTCGGTGCGCTCGCCCTCGAAGGCGATGGAGACCACCGCCTTGCCTACCAACAGGCCGTGCAGGGCGTCGCGGGCCTCGGCGAGCTTCTCGGCACAAGTGGCCATGATTAGGGCTTGGGCTCCTCAAGCTGGAAGTGGGGACCGTCGCGCAGGCTGGTCCAGGTGCCGCCCCAGACGATGCCGACGCCAAGCTCGTCAGCGGAACGCTGCATGGCCGCGGCCAGGTCGCGGTAGAGGTCGAACTGCCAGGACACTTGCCCGTCCACCAGGACGCCAAGGTCGACCGCGTGCCCGGTGAGGTGGCGGCTGCGCTGGGTCTGACTCTTGCCGGCGGCGACCAACTCGCGCTGACGCTCCTGGGTCCGGAGGCATTCGAGGACGGTGAAATCGTTGGTGGCATGGCGTAAGGCACCGGCGACCACGGCCACCAGGCGGGGGTCTACGCCCTTGAGTCGCTGCCAACTGCGCTGGCTCAGTCTGTACATGTTCACCCGTTCAGTTGTCTGGCCAGGGCCGCGAGGTCGCGACCCGGCGCAAGGGTTGCCGGAACTTGCTCTGCGGGCGCATCCGGCCGCGCCTGGAGTCCCGCGATGGCGGCGGGAGCAGTCTCTTGGCCGAACAGGTCAGGCTGGCGTAACGCCGTCTCCAGTTCGGCCCATTTGGCATCGGTCTTGGTGTGCACTTGCTGCGACCAGGCCGCATGCAGGGCGTACACCTCGCAGTCCAGGCCGTGGTTCTCGCGCCCAACCTTGAGCTGCCAGACCTTGCGTCCGCCGTAGTGACGGTGCGGGGCGCGCACCTCGGCGGTCAGATGTTCGAGGTACTCGGGGCGCACGCCCGAGTACCAGTGCCAGCGGCCCGGGCCGGCACCGGTCAGACGGATGTGACCGTCCAGCCAGTCCTTGGCCTTGTGAGTGCCGACCAGGTAGACCAGGACGCCGTGCCGGTCGGCCTTGGTCTGGCGATCCGGGCGGCGATGGTCGATGCGCTTGCTCGGAGTCCGGAAGGGCTCCGCATCGATGCGATTGGCGTCGCCCTTGATGGCCATGACGTGCACCCGTCCGCGCTTGCGGTTACGGGTGCGTACCCAGTCATAGACGGCCTCGGAGGTGTAGCCGTCGGAGCTGTCGATGCTGACCGCCGCCGCCGAGGTCACCCACCCGTCCGCCGAGCGGATCTGGCGAAAGACCAGGTCGTCAAGATCGGTCCAACAGCGGTCGGTCTTGTCGAGGGTGGTCTTCTCGGCAGGCACCTCGCCGAACCACAAGAGCCAGCTCTCCGCCCCGCGACCCCAGGCGCGGAACACCACGTAGAGCCGGTCGTGCTGTACGTCGATACCGACCGTGACCAGAAGCCCGCCGGACGGGATGACCCATTCCGGGTAGGCCTCGCCACGCTCGGCCAAGGTCTCGGCCTGAATCTCGTCGCCCTGGAACTCGTAGGGCCGCCCGAGCTTGCTGTTGACGAAGACGATCCAGGCGTTCTCATCGCCCTGGCCGCGGCGGTGCTGGGCCTCCAGGTAGTCCCGGACCAGCTCCGCCAGGCCGACCCCAGGCAGGCAGGAGTAGACCTCGCCGAGCTCGTGGAAGCCGCGCACGCCGTGGTAGTCGGCGGTCGGCGTCCAGCCGCACCAGGGGTCACCGGCGTCACGGGCCTCGAACACGGTGGCGCGGATGTTGGCCTTGCGCTGGGCATCGCCCCACCCATCACCGCAGGCCGGGCAGACATAGAGCGCAGTCTCTGGCCGGGCGCGACCGTAGACCGCATGCTCTGGACCTTCCTCGGCATCTAACCAGGAGACGTTGTCCCAGGACAGGACGTGCGCCTCACCGCAAGCGTGACAGCGAATCGGCAGGACCCGCTTGTCCGAACGTTCAAGGTGCGCCTCGACCCGGGACAGGCCCTTGAGCGAGGGCGTGCCGCCGAGGATGCGCTTGCCGCGCCGGAAGCGCTTGGCGCGCTCCCAGAGCAGCTTGATCGCGTCTCCCTGGTCGCGCAGGTTCTCCTTGGCGTCGTCCGGCTCTTCCACCAGGACCAACGCGGCCGGGGTGGACTTGACCTTGTGTACGCTTCTTGACCCGCCGAGCTTCAGAAACCCGCCAGGGAACTGCTTGTACAGCGCCCTGTTCCCGGTCTTGCGGGCCCGCGAGGTGTCCACCTTACCGGCCAGGACCGGCGTCGCCTCGATCACCGGAACGAGCTTTTCGTCGACGAATTCCTTGGCGGCCTCCTCGCCCGAGAACAGCCCGACCATGGCACAGGGGTCGCGGTCGATCCGCTGTCCCAAGTAGGCCAGCAGGCCGAAGGTCCAGCCGATCTGAGCGGCCTTCATGCACACCGTCTCTGGGTCGTCCGAGTCCAGGGAGTGGAACACCCCGAGAAGGTAGGGCGCATAGTGCGGGGAATACTCCCCTGGCACGTCGGCTTGCGAGTCAGGCAGCCTCAGGTAGCGGCTCGCCCACTCCGCCGTCGGCATCGGCGCCGATGGCACCAGCCTCTGTCCCGCGCTGACCATCGTCCGGATTAAGGCCGCACGGATACTGCGCGCCAGCTCGGAGGGCAGCGCGCAGGGGGGCAAGGATGACATCTGGGCTCACGTCGGCGCCGATCTCGGCAAGGTTCTCCAGGATGCGCTGGCCGCCCGCCATCACCGCGGAGCGCAGGAAGTCGGCCCAGGCGTCCATCAAAGGCTGCACCGCCGCGGCCACCTGGTTGGTGCGCTCGTAGGTCTGCATCAGCTTCCAGGCCGTATCGGCCTTGGCTTGGTCGATCCGCGCCAAGGTCAAGGACGCTTGATGCTCGCCCGAGCGCCCGGCCGCGACCTCGCGCAGCGCATGGCAGTAGGCCAGCAGCCACTGGCGGTAAGTCGCGCCCTCGACCAGGGTCCCGGCATCGCGCGCCTTGATGACGTTGACGTGCGAGATCCCGACCAGGCCACCGAATCCGACCACGGTGGCAAGCCCATCGAGATCAGTCACGGCAACCATGTATCCCCGCTTAGCCCACTCGAACCACCCAAAGCCCGCGGCCTTCCGTTGCGCAGACGGCGAGAGGGCCGGGAAGGACCCAAAAAAAAACCCGCTCGCACCGTTGTGGTGCGTGCGGGCGGAGTTGTTCAGCTTGGCTACTTTAGTAGCTTGCGCCGTACCGGTTGTCAAGCCCCGATGCTTTGATGTGCGCGTAGCTCGCCGCGGATGGTCGCCTCCGCCTCGCGCATCCATCGGCGCACGCACTCGCCAGAGACCCGATCCCCATACTCCCGACAGACCGCCTCAGCCACTTGCTCGTAGGTCGTGGCCTCAGACCCGTAGTAGCGGCGCAGCATCAGCGGCCAGCGCCGGTCATCGCACGACAGGCGGGCGATGATGCGATCCAGGCGCTCTGCCAGCGGATCATCCCCAACGACACGCACCCCAGACCCACGCACCAGGGTCCCATCGCGCCGCAGCCTCCCCTCACACGTCGTCGACGGGTACCCGCAGGCGCCTCCACCGCCGTGCCTAAGCCACTCACCCCACCGGACCAGACAGGCCCGGACATAGACCGATGTCACTTCCACAGCGATTCCCCCCACCGCGATTTCTTGCCGCCCATCCGCCCCGCCTCCGATCTGGAGACAGGCCGCCTTGTCCTCGCCGCATCCTCACCACCAACGCGCGCCCAGCGCTCCACGGTCTTGACCGACACGCCGCGCGCCCTGGCGATCTGCAGCTTCTCGTCACTGGTCAGCATGTAGCCTCACTCGGACATGGTGCGGGTGATGCGGGTGATGCGGGTGATATTTCCATCTCTTCTATTTTTTTCTCAAACACTGACACTTTTCCGTCGAAGGGAGAAACATCCCCAGCATCACCCGCATCACCCGCACTCAGCCCTCGACCTCCACGAGCCAACGGGTTTTGCCGTCACGGTCACCCTTGCGCTTGGCGACCCGCGCCCCGTCGAAGAGGCGCCCGGCCATCGCCCGCAGGCGATAGCCCAACTCGCGGGCCCCCCACTTGGGCAGATCACCCATGACCTGGATCGCGGCGTCTTGCAGCGCCGGCCACTGCGGCGCCCAGCCGTCCCCCATCATGGGCACCCGAGCCCGCACTAGGTCAGATAGGTCGGCCGCCGTGATCGGCTCAGGGCACGCCTTGTGCCAGGCGGCCAAGAACTCGCGCATGCCGACCAACTCGTGATCCTGCTCCCGCATCGCCTCCGCCGGGCCGAGCGGATCTTGCCAGCCCGCCCAGATCAGCGGTCTTCGGACC